GCAGCCTGTTGTTAGCGCCGTGCTGTCGAAGATGCTGGAACGTGGAACGCTTCCTTCAACATTTCTTTTCTCTGGTTCTAAGGGATTAGGTAAGACAAGTACTGCTCGTCTTGTGGCTGCTGCTTTGCTATGTCAGGAGCCTGATGCTCCGTGTTCTTTGTGTGTGTCTTGCGTGTCTTGCTATGACGGTAATCATTTGTCTGTTCTTGAGCTTGATGCTGCTTCTAACGGAACAGTTGCTGATGTTCGTATTCTTCGTGAGCAGGTTCGTTACCAGACAACAGACGGTGTGCGTGTCGTTGTTATTGACGAGGCTCACGGTATGAGTAAGCCAGCATTTGACGCGCTCCTCAAGACGTTGGAAGAGCCTCCTGACAACACGTACTTTTTGTTAGCGACCACTGAGCCAGCGAAGATTCCTGAGACCATTTCTAGTAGGTGTCATCACCTTCGTTTTTCTGCTGTATCTTCGTCGGTCATTGTTCGACGGCTTGCTCATATCATTCGTCGGGAGTTTCAGTTACCTGATGGTAGCGCCCTTCCCATTGATGACTACGTTATTGAGGACATTGCTCGTCGGGCTGATGGCTCTTTGCGTAGTGCTGTTGTTTTGTTGGATACCATTATCAGGGCTGAGGTCTTTACTGAGGCTGAGTACAAGTCTTTGTTTTCTGAGCCTGACTACGCTGTTGAAGTTTTGCAGTCGGCTGTTGATGGTGATTACGCTTCTGTTCTTGATTACTTTGCTAAGTGGCAGTCAGAGTCTGGCGAGCCTAGTCGTATTGTCTATATGATTGTTTCTGTTCTTACTGATGTTTTGAGTTTACAGAGCAACTCTGTTGTTACTTTTGTTGATGAGCGTCAGGCTAGCATTGTTGCGTTAGTTCCTTCTTTGCCACACCACAAGGTTCTTGCTGTTCTTGGTAAGTTGTGGGGCTTGTACACCCGCTCTCGAAGTGCTGATGAGATAGCAACAATTCTTAAGCTCACTGCTGTTATGGTTGTTGAGGCTTTCTCTGCTACAGTGATAGACGCCCCTTCTTCTACGGTTGTTTCTGTGGACGAGATTAGGGAACAGTTTATCTAGGAGATAGTGTGGATACTATTGTCTTTACTGTGTGTTCTCGTCCTGCTTATCTTGAAGAGGCACTAACCTCCTGGTCGGCTGTGCGCGGTGTGCAAGATTGGCGAATCATTTTTATGATTGAGCCTACTCCTGCAACAAAGCAGCAGGCTGAGGTCATTGAAAGGTTCAGGCATCCTAACAAGCAGCTAGTTTTTAACTCTGAACGTCTGGGCGTTTTGGTGAATCCGTGGGTGGGACTTGATAAGTCATTCAGTTCTGGCGCTGAGTTCACAGTGTTGGCAGAAGAAGATGTGGTTGTTTCGTCTGATGTTCTTGAGTACATGACTTTTGCTAGAAGTTGTGCTAACGAAGACACTCTCGCTGTGTGCGCTAACAACCGTGTCTCTTTAGACGAGACGAAGATTTCTGAGGTATACCGCCTTGAAAAGTTTGACCCTCTAATCTGGGGTACGTGGTCTGTTCAGTGGGAGACCGTTCTTCGGGACACTTGGGATAAGGATTATTCCACTGGGGAGGGTGGTCACTACGCTGGGTGGGATCACAACATCAATAGACGGTTGATCCCTCAACACAGCAAGCATGTGATGTTTCCTCATCAGTCTCGCTCTGACCACATTGGAGAGATTGCCGGAACGCACTGTGTTCCTGAGTTCTTTCCTCAGACGCAGGCTCCGTGTTTTGTTTTAGATCGTGCTCCTGTAGATTACGTGTTGATTTAGCCGATAGAGTATGTGTGATGAACCTTCTTGATTCGGGCGACAAAGCTCTTATCGTTGCTTTTGCCGGTTGTACGTTGGCAAAGACTCCCGGTAAAAAAGATTCTTGGATTGAGGGTGTCGATGGAGAACTTCCTGAGTACATCTGTCGCATCGCAAAGCACCTTATTGCTACGGGATCTTCTGTTAGTGCTGCTATTGCTACCGCTATCAACACTGTGAAGCGGTGGGCCGCTGGTGGAACTTCTTCTAAGAGTGGGCCGCGTGCGGAGAAGGTTCACGCTGATACTCAGGCAAAGGCTGCTGCTGCTCTTGCTGAGTGGGAGGCATTGAAGGCTAAAGCTAAAGGTAAGAAACTTGCTACTACTCAGACTAGTGACGGAGTTATAAGAATGTCTAGTAAAATTGCTACGTGCGATCCAAGCGGTGATGTGAATTATGTGTCCTTGTGCGGACACCCGTTCTCGATTGATGAGGCACGCCGTTCTTATAACGAAGTTCTTCAGGCTGAGCGTCTTGCGCGCTCACGTCTTTCAGGTGAGGATGATCCGTATTCCCGTTCGCTGCCTGACTCAGACCTGTGGGTTAAGGAAGTTTGGACTAACGGCCTTCTTGTTGAAGATGGGTCCGATACGTACTGGGTTCCTTTTGAGTATGACGGTATGGACTTCAAGTTTGGTGAAAAGTCTGAGGTGAAGGTTTCTTATATTCCTGTCTCTGCTGTGAAGGAAGTGTCTGATCTTGATGAGGCCGTCCAAGAACACAAGACTTCCTTGGATCAGGGTACTGGCACCATCACCTACTCCACCGGCACCGTTGCGGCAACGGCTTCAGAGCTTTCGGAAGAAGAAGCAGACAAAGAAATCGCACGACTAACTTCTTTGTGATAAACTAGGAAGGTGGCATCGCCTTTCTCTTCTTCTGTTGTAGCTTCTTCGCGAGCGCAGCTAGCAGAAATTTTTTGTGAGACGCCTGTTGATCTCACTACTTTTGTTCAAGACCCTGCCTACTTGAATAATCCTCCGCTGTCTCCTATTCAATATGACGCTGTTCGACACATTGAACAGATTCTCTCTCCTGAAACATACGAGTTGATGCGCGGTGTGTGGGGAGAGTATTGGAAACCGAAACGATTTATCAACTATGCGACTCTTGTTTTTGGTAAAGGTTGTATTCTTCCATACGAAAAGGTGTATGATCCTGTTTCTGGAAGGTGGGACAGTGTTGGCAGTTTAACTTCTGAAGGTTATGTTTCTTGTTATGATAGTGAGACTTCTTCTTTTAAGACTCGTCCAAGAACTTCTGCTTATCAGCATGGGTACGGTAGTTGTGTCAGGGTTGAGTTGACAAACGGTTATACTGTTGATGTTTATGAAGGACATAAGTTTTTAGTTGCCGGTGGAAAATGGAAAGAAGCTAGGTATCTTACCGCAAAAGACAGTGTTGCTGTTGCTTCCTCTCTTTCTTGTGAACAACCTGTTCGTGTAGACGATGATGTTCTTGAGTTTGTTGCTTGTTTAGTTGGTCGTGGGATGTTTGCTGATAGTTCTTTCCACGTTCGTAGGACTAGGTTTAATTACACATATAAGAAGTATGTTGGTTTGTTAGAGAAGCTTGGAGAGAGTAAGCTATTTTTGCAGCCTTTCTGGTCTTATCTGGAATTTACTACTCTTTTTCCTGAATCCTTTTCTAAGCTACAGGCTATAGCCAGCAGTGTTGGTATTGATTCTCTTGAGGAACCTGTCACTCAGTTGCCGGATTTTGTTTTCTCTCTTCCTGATGATCAGCTTGCTAAGTTCTTGTATCATGTGTGGAGTTTCTCAGGAGCTACTGGTAAAGTATTATCAAAGAGTAGTGGTAATAGAGGATTCCTTCTTGGCACTGCTTTTAGATTTAATTTTAAGAGTCTTGCCAGAGATATGCAGAGACTTCTTCTTCGAGTGTCCTGTCCGTCTAAGCTGACATGGTATAACCACCACCTAGACGATCCGTTTTTTGGGCAGAAGAAGAGTTCAACATCTTCTCAGACTCAGTGGTCTGTTAATTTTAACATGGCTAACGACACTGCTAGGTTTCTTGACACTCTTCTTTCTTACGCTCCCGAAGATGAGAAACTTAAAGACTTGCGTTCTAAGTGTTTTACTAATAGTGAGTTCTTGTTTCCTCCTACAGTTAAACACTACAAGGTTTCTTCTATTCAGTCTTTGGGTATGGAAGAGTATTGGAATTTGACTGTTCCTGATGGCGGCAACTATGTTGCTGGCGGGTTTATCAACGCTAACTCTGGCAAAGATCATTTGTCTCGTGTTGCTTCTCTTCGTGTTGTGTATTTATTGCAGTGTCTGCATGACCCTCAGAACTATTTTGGAATGCCTAGTCAGGACACTATCCATCTTCTCAATGTTGCTAGTGCTCGTGCTCAGGCTACGCGTGCATACTTCACACCTCTCACTAAACTTGTTCGCTCGTCTCCTTGGTTTGCTAACAAGTGTGACGTTAAACAGGACATGATTGTGTGGGAGAAGAACATTGAGATGATCTCTGGTCATTCAGAGGCAGAGTCTCAGGAAGGATTGAACCTTCTTCTTGGTGTGGCTGATGAGCTTGACGGGTTTAAGTCAAGAGATGCCCCCGGCGCTAGAGCTAGGGACTTTGTTAATAGTGCTGAGACTATTATTGACATGTTGCACACGTCATCTAAGACGCGATTCCCTGAAGCGTTTAAGGTCGTTCACATCTCCTACCCTCGGTATGTGGGATCTCCTATTTTGAAATTGCTGGAACGCGGCAAGCAGGATCAAGAGGAGATGGGCGAAGAGTCCCGGTATTACACGTCGGGTCCGTACGCTACGTGGGAAGTTCATCCCAATAGGAAGAAGTCTCACTTCGCTGATGACTACAAAAAAGATCCTCTCATGGCTCGTACAAAGTATGAGTGCAAGCCAGAGCGTGCTGTTGATCCGTACTTCCGAAACTTTCAAGCTATCAGATCTTGTATGCGTGCCGATGATAGTCCTCTCACTATTAGCTACTCTCTTGGTAGTGAGTCTGGTGCTCCTGTGTGGCGAGCAGACCACGATTTTGGGACTATGGTTCCTAAGCCGGGGGCTTTGTACGTCATTCATGCGGACTTGGCTCTTCGTCACGACCGCGCTGGACTGGCGATGCTTCATGTTCTTGATTGGCAAGACGTTAGTTCAATAACTACGGACGAGGACGGAGCAGAGACTGAGCTATGGGAGTCTCGTCCTAATATCTATGTAGATTTTGCTATCGGTTATGAGGCAGACCTTTCTCAGAAACCAGAGCGTGAGATTCAGATTAGGTGGGTTCGACAGTTAGTACTAGAACTTAGACGACGAGGGTTCAACATCGCTCTTGTGTCCTACGACCAGTTCCAGTGCTTGTCGGGAGACACTTCTATCTCGTTGCTAGACGGGCGGGAGGTTCCGATCAAGGAGCTTGCCGAGACTCATCCTGAAGGAGGATTTTGGGTCTATTCTGTCAACAAAGACGGGCGTATAGTTCCCGGCAAGGTGACAAAGGCTTGGAAGACTGGCACTCGTTCTGACATGGTGACTGTCACGTTAGATAACAGTGAGACAGTCACCTGTACTTCTGACCACCTGTTTATGTTGCGAGATGGTTCGTATAAGGAAGCCGGTCTTCTTGCTGAGGGTGACAGTCTTATGCCGCTTTATCGTAGGACGAGAAAGATTTCTCCTACGTCTCGGGAGTACGAGCAGGTTCACCATCCTGAGGCGGCTGTTGGTCAGTCTCGATGGCAGTATACTCACAGTATGTCGGCTGGCGCTGTTCATCGTCCTGCTGATAAGGGCGAGGTTGTTCATCACGTTGATCTCTCTAGCACTAATAACAGTCCAGATAACTTGCAGGTTATGAGTAGCTCAGATCATTCTGCTCTTCATTCACGTCTTGCTAGTGGTAGGTTTGAGAAGTTGTGGTCTGACCCTGAGTGGGCAGAGGTCCACAAGAAACGAATTAGTGCCAGTCTCTCCGAGAGACAGTCTGGTCTTAGAGGGAAAAACACTAATAGGTACAAGCAGGATCTTACGTGGGAATTAGTAGAAGAGGCAGTTACTAGCCTCTTAGAGCAGGGTCTTACTATCGGTTTACGTGAAGTAGCCGCAGAACTTGGTTGCTCTCGAAATACAGTGATTGCTCGCGCGCGCGAGCACGGGTACAGTCAGTGGCGGGAGTATAAAGATTATCGAAACCCTCCTAGCTACAATGCTATGAAGTCACGCCGTTGGAGAAGTAAGCAGGCTGTTTATAACCATAAGGTTGTGTCTGTTGTTCCTGCTCCTACTCAAGACGTGTACGACATTTCTGTAGATGAGCACCATAATTTTGCTGTGTCCTCTGGTGTTGTTGTTCATAACAGTGCCGACAGTATGCAGATTTTGCACACTCAGGGAATCAGAACTAAGAAAGTAAGTGCTGACCGTGATGATAGTGTGTGGCGCAACCTTCGAGATCTGATGTATGAGGGACGTATTAGTCTTCCTAATTCCAAGATGTTGTATGAAGAACTTACTGCGTTGATGAAGATGCCCAATGGGAAAGTTGATCATCCTGCATCTTCTGGTAAAGACCTTGCTGACGCGGTGGCGTGTGCTGCTTTATCTGCTGTGTCTATTGGCGGGGCTGAAACTGAGGAAGAGTCTGATATTGTATTCGAGACTGCTTCTGTTTATGACAGCTATCCTATTGGGTTTCCAGAAACCTCTTCGGGCATGGACTTGTACAGTATAGGCGGTTTCAGCCGATATAATGGGTAAGCCTTATTACATACTGTGGAGTTGAGACGTGGCAACTAAAGGGACTGGTCAACAGTCAGTTGGTGCTTTGCCTAAGCCGTCGAAGTCTGAGATAGGCAAAGAGATGGGGGTTACACTTAACCTCCCCTTTGCTTCTGCGTACACTTCTCCTGGTGCTCCTGCCGGTCAGACAGAGATTCAGTCTTCCTATTCTGAGGAAGATGGTCCGTCTATTTCGCAGCTTGTGGCTATGCGTCGTACGGATGGTCAGGCACGCGCCCTGTACCGTCTTATCACTTTACCTATTCGATCTGCTCTTAAGTCTGTGAAGATTGTTCCGACAGAAGATGGGACTGCTGAGGCAGAGTTCATTGATCGAATGTTCAACCTTCCTTACTCTTCTGGCGGCATGGAGATTTCTTTTTCTCAGGTCATCTCGCAGATGTTGATGTCTGTTTTTGATGGGTTTGCTGCCTTTGAAGAGGTCTATCATGTTCCTAATGCTGGACCTTTGAAGGGAAAGGTTTGTCTGAGGAAGGCGGCGTACCGTCCTTCTGAGACAGTATCTTTCTTGGTTGACGATAACGGAAACTTTACTGGGTTTCGTCAGCGGGTTATGTTTAAGGGTGAGCTTAAAGATGTAAACATCCCCGGTAGTAGAGCTTTCTGGATTACTGCTAATGATGAGGAACGTCCTTTTTACGGGGTGTCCTACTTTCAGAGCGCCTTTTATCACTACGATAAGAAGGTTAAGCTCTATTATCTAGCGCACTTGGCTGCTCAACATCGTGCGGTCGGCTCTCGTATTGGCGACATTCCTTCTGGGGCTTCTGCGTCTGATACTGCTAAGTTCAAGGCCGCGTTGCGGGACTTCGGGTTCGCTCAGTCTTTGATGCTTCCTCCTGGTTTTAAGGTGCGTAACGAGTATCCTGGGTCTTCGTTTGATTTCTTGAGTATGATTAACCACCACAATTCTCAGATGTCTAAGTCTGTTCTTGCTGCGTTCTTCGATCAGCAGGAAGGCGGCGATAAAGCTATTGTTGACTTTGGTCAGCAGTCTGATGCCATGTTCATCATGATGCTTCAGTCTATTATGGGGGAAGTCGCTGATGTTATTAACCAGCGGCTGATTCCTAAGTTCATTGATTGGAACTTTGGTACTGGGAAGTATCCTACCTTTAGTTGGGGTACGTTCACTGATGAGCAACGTCGCTCTATCTCTCTTCTCTTTGATCGTCTTGCTACTGCCGGTGCCGGAGCGAACGTTACTCCTGAATTCATGGCAGAGCTTGAGAAGCGTATGTCGCAGGAACTTGGGCTGGACATTGACTACGCTGTTATTGATGAGCGTGCTCGTGCGAAGGCGGCGTCTGAAGGAGTTAATGATCAAGCGTTTCAGGATTTTTTGAATAACGCGGGGTTAGATTCTTCTGCTGTTCCCCCACAAGATTCTTCAAGCGGTAACGTGCCACCGCAAGACCCTGCTGCTGCTTTGTCCGCGATGGAAACTCTTGCAGACCCTGACTCTTTGGAGTTGTAATGGGTGCAGAGTTTACAGATCTCCTGGCTCTGACCGATAAGTATAAGCCGCAAGCTGTTCAGTTAGATCTCAAGGCCCGTGCTGATGTCCGTGATGCGTATAATGAGGCGTTAGTAGAGTTCCTTCAGATTCTCACAAAGATTATTCAGCGCAACAACAGTTCTACTGTCGAAGAGATTCTCCATCGTAGTGATGTAGAGACTGCTTTTGCTAAGGCTCTTGATAAGACTCGCATCAATGTAGTTAAGATTGTCGAGAAGGCTTTTGCAGATGGGGCGCTAGTTGGCAACGAGCAGGCCAAGGAAGAGGCCGCGTTGCTGGGCGTGGATATAAAAGAGGGATCTGTTGGAGCGTCTCCCTATTTGAAGGCTCTCATCAAAGATGTACGTGAGCAGTCTTATGATATGGAGAAGCGGGCATTTGACGCATTTCAGACATTGTATGAGTCTTCGCGTTTCGAGGACGATCCTAAGCAAACAACTCAGCAGCGCCGTGAGACAAGCATTCGACGTTCGCGTTGGGTAGCTGAGTCTGTGATCAAGGCATTGGGGCCAGTAGCCTCCCGATCTAACGCTAGTGCGTCTGTGGCTGTTCAGCGTGGAATGACTGAAGGGCACGCGCAGGCGTATGCTTCTGTTGGCAAGGAGTGGAAGCTTAGTAAGGTGTGGGTAGCAAACTTTTCTGATGTTGCTAAGCCCCCGTGTCCTACATGTACAGCGTTACACGGTACAGAAGTTCCCTTGAACGGTAAGTTCAGTGCTACTCAGTCTTACGCGACTCCTCCTAAAGTTTATCTTGATCTTTATGGTCCTCCTCGTCATCCCCACTGCCGGTGCGTTCTTCTTATTACTGCTTTGAAGAAGGAAGATGCGACTTACAAAGGGAAGAACTCTCCTGCCGGTCTTCGTTCCTTTGCTCAGAAGCAGTCAAAGAAAGTAGTTAATGCTTTCTTTGGTATCTCTTCTCAACAGATTAAAGATCTCCCACAGAAAAAGTTCTTTGAGTTTCGCGACACTGTTCTCAACACTGTCCGTAAGGCATTCTTTTGGAGGAAGTCTGATGGCTAGAGTTTCTTTAGGTGGAGATGTCCCTCTTGCTGTGGAGACTGTTCTTGCTGTTGCCCGATCTTCTGACGCAGTTTTTTGGATTGAGTCTCTTGATCCTGCTAGACTCTTACGATCTGGGCTGGTAGTAGACGGAGACATCACTAAGGTTCTTGAAGAAGTTCGTTCGATGAAAAGTATTACAGTGAAAGAACTTGTATAGTTTTGCCGATTAGGTATGTAGGAGGAACCGTTTTGTCTCGTGTGTCTGATCTTGTTTCGCTGCTTCAGTCTCCTGATGGGGAGGCTGAGCTTGCTGTTTTGCGTGTTCGCACGGAGGCAGGGGCGCAACGATACGGACAGCCTATCGGTTCTATTGTAGAGAAAGATGCGTATGAGCGTTCGGGCGTTAATCCGACTGCTCGTACTGCTGTCAAGTCTGTTCGCAATAAATTGATTGAGACAAAGCAAACGGAGCTTAAGGTTCCCGCCGCTAAAAATAAGAAGCAGGCAGAGCCTTCTCAAGGGGAACAGTCTCCGAAGTTGCGTTCTCGCGACAAGAAAGAAATGACTGCTGCCAAGGGAGCACTTGTAAAACTTCTTTTGCAGAAGGGTGCGTTGGAGGCTCGCGCAGATATTGCAGTTGAGCAACTTGCTAAAGGGTCAACCGCAGCACAGCTTCAGTTGTTTATGAATCGGTTGAAAGGTATTGAACAAGGCAATCTCCCTGCTCAACTAGAGAACATTAATTTCGATCCAGCTAAAGAAGCCCCCGCTGCAAAGGACTCTCAGACTCAAGACACTCCTCCTCAGATAGACGCTGTTGAGGAAGATAAGAAGGGCGAGGTGAAGACAGAGATCTTTCACTGGAAAGGTCGAGATGTTCGCGTTCCCGTAGGTGCTCGTGTGGGCACGCTTCCTCCTCAGGTTCCTGGTACCCCAGCTTTCTTTTTTTGGTATGACCCAGAAACAGGGATGGTGAGCGGGGTTGACGATAGTGGCAACAACGTCCCTTCTCGAAAGCTGCCTTCTGGTAATTCTGTTCGTAAGTTCTTTGCTTCTCTTGATGAGGTGGGTGGCGTTAAGCACGGCATCTATACCAAGGCAGGCAAGGGAACTAGTCACATGATTGTGTATAAGGACGGTACTGGTAAGCAGGTTAATCAGTACGGTGAAACAAAGGATCTTACTGGTAAGCAAGTTCGTAGTCGTTTTATTAAGGGAGTCAGTGAGGAAGTCAAGTCCCTCCCGAAGAAACGGAAACGCCCTGAAGTGAAGCTTGCTGGCATTGATATGCCCCTTATTTTCGTTCCTGATTTTCAGGACGAGTCAGTAGCACTCACTACTGAGGAGGCACCAGATGAGCAAGCTGTTCCTGAAACTATTGATAATGATATTGACGATAGTATCGGTGAAGAGGTTGTTGACTCTTCTGAGTTGCCAGATACAGAGTCTGACGTTGTACCCGATCCCGAATCCACATCAGCACCAGAAGATGTTGAAGAGGGTGGAGAAAGCACAGATGTCCAAGAAGAAACCTCTGGTGAAGTGGTGGAGGACGTAGACAGTCACAATGACGTGAATGATTCTACAGAAGAAGAAGCAGTTCCCGACTCCGTTGATTCGGAAGGAGAAGAAGATGCCTGACTTTGAGGGCGCAGTTATCATTCCGTCTCGTACGGAAGATGGAAGCTTTGTTGAAATGTCTCGCACGAAGCGAGGCAGGCTGTTTCGTAAGCATATCCTGAATATGGGAAACCTTATTCATCCTGCTACGAAGCAGACGCTGAAGGTGGACGAGGACTTTGTGACAAAGTTGAAGAATAACTTTGATAACAATGTCTGTGACATTGTTCAGGTGCCGCTGGCTGGTCCGTCTAATGAGCACACTGAAGACCCCACTCGCAATATTGGTGAGGTTGTTGGCATTGAAGAAACTGACGGAAAGATTTACGCAGTTATTGATGCTCGTGATGCTGATGCTGCGGATAAACTTGGTAAGACGTTGCTAGGCGCGTCAGCAATGATGCACTTGGACTACACTGATACTAAGAGTGGTGAAAAGGTCGGCCCTACTTTGCTGCATGTATGTGTGACAAACCGTCCTTACATTACTGAACTAGAAGATTATGAAGAGTTGATTGCTGCTTCTGCCGATAATGTTGGTGAAGTAGTCGTCCTGTCGCAAGAGGAGTACCGTATGCCTACGCAAGAAGAACTCATTGCTGAGTTGAAGACCACCTACGGGGTAGACGTTGCTGCCCTTACTGCACAGGTCGAAACTCTGTCTGTTCAGAACGAAGGACTCGTTGCTGAATTGGCTGAGGCCAAGCCTGCTGTCGAGCTTTCAGCTAAGCTCTCGTCTGCTCTTGTTGAGTCAGACTTTGTGAAGCTGTCTGCTGGCGAAGAACTGACCGGCGATTCTATCGTTGGTTCTATTGTCGCGTTGGGTGAGGAAAACATCTCCCTGTCGGCAAAGCTAGAAACCTATATCAAGTCAGACGCAGAGCACACGGTTGATGCTCTCGTTGCTGAAGGTCGGATCATCCCGGCACAGCGTGACGCGATGATTGAACTTCGTCTCAGCAATGAGGAGATGTTCGACAAGCTCGTTCCTGAAGCAGCAGTCGTTGAACTGTCGGCTGAGTCAGGTACGTCTGTTACCGACGAAGATAGTCGGAAGCAGGAAGAAGATATTGACGCAGAAGTTGCTCGCCTTTCCGCAACTCTTCGATAAGGGGATATAAAAAATGTCTACTGAATACCCAGGAAATGTCCTCTCCTCGCCAGGAGTTACGGACGGACCCACCAGTGCCGATACTGAGATTCTTGCTTCTACCGTGGGACTTCGCCAGTTTGGTGTGACTCTCAAGGCAGGGCAGGGAATTCTTCCTGCTGGTACTGTTCTTGGTCGCTTGACTGCTTCCAAGCTGTACGTGCTGTATAACAACAGCAACAGCAATGGCGAACAGGTTGCTCGTGGCATCCTTCGTCAGGCAGTTGATACCGGAACCAATGCTTCTGGTCCGACTGTTCAGGGGAATATCATCGTTTCTGGTCTCTTGGTGAACTCCAAGATTTCAGGTGCCGATGCTGGTTCTATCACTGACCTTGGTTCGGTGTCGGATACAGTCCGCGATACATTCAAGTTCTGACGATTCGGAATTATACCCTCTATTCCTTTATGGTTTAGGGGGTATAATTTTGCCTTGTTTCTGATAAGGGGATTAGAAATTGATACTCGGTGAGTTGGGTTCTCGCCCTCTGTGTCCTCGTTGTAAGCAGAACACTAGGCGCACTAAGGCGTCTTACTGTAACCCTTGTAACGAGGAGTATGAAAAAGAGAGACAGGCCGGCGAGCACTCTGCTGAGCGTCTCTGTGATAAGTGTGGTCAGGAGTTTGTTGGTCGAGGAGACAACTACTTCTGCACTCCTTGTCGCAAGTCAAACAGGGAGCGATCTTGTAGGACGTGCGGAGACTTGTTCTTGGGTTCGGGCGGAACCATGCGTTGCAGGAGATGTAACCGAGAAGACATGCGTTTGTGGCTGAAGTCTGAGGCTGGCTTGCGAGCAAGGGAAGTTAAGCGTGCTCGTCGGTTCGGCGTGACTCCTGATTATCTTGTTGAGCTTTATCAGAAGCAGGACGGTAGATGCGCGTGTTGTTCTGAGACTTTTGATCCTGACGTACTTCCACACGTTGACCACGATCATTCTTGTTGTCCACAGGTAGCCACTAAGAAACACTTGTGCGGGAATTGCATTCGCGGTCTTCTTTGCAAGACCTGTAACTTGATGCTCGGGCACGCTAAGGATGACGTTGCTATCCTCCGTGCTGGCATAACTTACCTTGAAAACTTTGACAGTTAGTACACGAAGACCCCCTCCTTTGGAGGGGGTTTTTGTGTTCCACTTCTTTTTGTTTGACTTTCTGATAGTGTGTGATTATGGAATCAGTTTGGCTGTGTCCTTCTAGGGGACGACCTAATAACATTGCTCGACTTTTGCAGGCATGGAAAGCTACTTCTGCTGTAGCTGACCTTGTTGTTCGTATTGATGACGATGATCCTACTGTCGATCAATACTTGGCACTTCTTGATGAAGAGACATACCCAGAGTTTCGCGTAGAGGTTGGTCCGCGTCTTCGTCTTGGTCCCACTCTTAATGATGTCGGTGTGCGACTGGCCGGAGAGTACGCGTCGGTCGGGTTCTTGGGCGATGATCACTGCCCTAAGACTCCGTGCTGGGACGAGTCCTTAGCATTTGCTGTAGGGGGCGGGGGCATGGCTTACGCTAATGATCTTTTGCAAGGTGAGGCTTTGCCCACGGCTATTCTTATTTCAAGTGACATTATCTTGGCGACAGGTCAGTACTGTCCACCAGAGCAGACACACTTGTACCTTGATAATTACTGGCTAGATCTTGGTAAGGCAGTTGGACGTATCACGTATCTTCCCGATGTGATTCTTGAGCACTTACATTTTTCTACTGGAAAGTCTACGCAAGATGCTCTTTATGCGGAAGTCAACTCAGAAAAGATGTACTCTGATGACTCGTTGGCATATCAAAACTATCTGGCTACGCAGTTTCAGTCAGATGTAGAGAAGGTGAAGGCTCTCTGGTGAGAAAGCGTCTGCGTCCGAAGTACTCAGAGCGTCAGCTTGCTGAGGTCTACTCGAATACATATGACCATACGAAATGGACAGATCATATTATTCGAGTTGAAGAGACTGTGAAGTTTGCTTCCGCAAACCTTGAACCTTTTACTTCTATCGCAGACCTGTCTTGCGGCGATGGTTACATTGCTACTGGCATCGCGGAGAATTTTCGCGGTGTCACTGTTTACCTCGGAGATTTTGTAGAAGGTAACGTGTATTGCGGACCCATTGAAGAGACTGTCCATCAGATTCCTTCTGTGGGAGCTTTTGTGCTTTCTGAAACGTTAGAGCATCTCGATGATCCTGATGCTGTGCTCAGGGAGCTTCGTGCTAAGACTCGTCAGCTAGTGTTGTCTACTCCTTGTGATGAGACCATCCCTAATTTTGAACATTACTGGGCATGGTCAGCTTCTGACGTTGCGGCTATGTTGGAGGCTGCTTCTTTTCAGCCTGTTGCTATGTCGTTCTTAGAGTTTCCAGAGTTGGACGTTCGTTACCAGATGTGGGTGGCACGGTGACTGAGTATCGTTTTGACACAGAGGAGTTTTATTCTTCTGAGGAGTTTCACGTAGACCGAGAGGCTGCTGATCATCTTCATGAGGAGGGGCACGGCGCACGTATTCGTACAGTGGCTGGCCTTGTCAATGCTTTGTTTCAAGAGATTGGCACAGAGAAGTTTTTGATTGATTACGGTTGCGGTAATGGCGGACTTCTTTCTTTGCTTGAGGGAGACGATCTTCTGGGCCTAGACTTTTGTCGGGCTAACGTCGATCAGGCGGTGGAGTTGGGCCGACCTGTTGTGTTTTCTAATTTTGTGGAGACTTCTTATCGCAGTGACGTTGCTGTTTTGTCTGAAGTTCTTGAGCACATGGTAGACCCTCACGGGTTTTTAAAAGACTTACAGACAACATACTTGGTAGCATCTGTTCCTAATGGTGAGACTCCTGACTCTCACTACCCTTATCATTTGTGGGGCTGGGACGTGGAAGGTTTTCAGAACGTTCTTGAGGGTGCTGGGTATGAAGTTATGCTTGGTGGAGTGTTTGAAGGAACTGAGTCTACGCAAATGTGGGTGGCAGAGAAGGTGGGACTGTGAAGGTACTGGTGACAGGATCGGACGGGTTCTTGGGCCGTCATGCAGTGCGTACTTTTCTACAGCTAGGTCACGATGTTCAAGGTGTTGACATTCAATCTGGCACCGACTGTCGTGATGTTTTTGCTTCAGATACTTACTTTGACATTGTTCTACACTTTGCTGCAATAGTTGGTGGACGTGCCACAATTGACGGCAATCCCCTAGCTGTTGCTCAGACCATAGCTTTAGACGTTGCTCTTTTTAATTATGCAGAGCGCGTTCGTCCCGGCCATGTTATTTACCCAAGCAGTTCTGCTGCGTATCCTGTTTCTTTGCAGACACGCGAGCATCATACACATCTTCAGGAAGATCACATTAATCTTCAGAAGCCTGAGCTTCCTGATGCTATGTACGGGTGGGTTAAGTTGACCGGAGAGCAGATGGCTTCTCGTTGTTCTGCTCCTGTGACATGTCTTCGTCCTATGTCTGGCTATGGTTCTGATCAAGATACTACGTACCCTTTCGGAGCTTTTCGTGCTCGTGCTCTATCACGGGAAGACCCTTTTGTTATTTGGGGAGATGGTACGCAGGTACGAGATTGGATTCATGTTGACGATATAATGGAAGCCATTCTTAGTCTTATCACTTCTGGCTTTACTGGCCCTATTAATATAGGTACTGGTATGGCAACTGACTTCCTTAAGTTGTCTGAACTTTTTACTTCTCGTTCTGGCTACAGTCCCAGTATTCAAACACTTCCTGATAAACCTACTGGTGTTCATTATCGTGTGGCGAACGTTGACAAGCTGCATGATTTTTACATCCCTAGAATTTCTATTGAGGAAGGGATCGAGAGGGCAATGCGATGACGGTCGCAGTTCTCTTTCTTGTTTTTTGTTTTTGGATAGTTCTTGCTGTGTTCTCTGCTTTTGTCTCCGAAGATGCCGGAAAATTCTACGCATGGTTGTTGGCTGTCTTGCTGATTTCGTTGGTAGTTGGGTGCGGGTTGACTATTGTCCATTCTCTTATTAGTAGATAGTCCTATGCTATAGTGCGTAGAACATAGACCTCGATTCGCTACCGAGGGGGTCTGTTGCACAGTTTTCCTCGCGGCTGTGCAACAGACCATCTATGAAAAGTTTGTAGTTGTATTTGTACTTAGCCGATATTGCTAGTAGATAGACTTAGGCCAGCCGGATGACTCTTAGGAGTGGCGCAGGCCGGTTCCGCAAGGAACGCGACTAACTGTTACGTCACTTTAGTTAGGAGTTTTCCCAATGCCAGATATTAGCCTGCTTCAGCCGCAGGTTCTTCGTGGTGTGGTAGAGAAGCTGACTGCTCCTGAGAGCATGATTCTTTTGAACCGCGTTCCGAAGCAACCGTGGCCCTTCCCCGCCGTGACCTGGGACGTTGTTTCTGGTTCGCGTACGATTGCTTCTCCAAACGTTCCTAACTCTGAGGCTCAGATTGTTTCACGTCTGACTCGTAGCCAGAAGAGTGCGTCGTTTGTCTACACGCGTGAGAAGAAGGTCTTTGAACCGACGACTCTGCACTGGCTCCGTGAGCCGGGTCAGCTTGCTAAGGTCAATGCTGAGGCCGCAGTTCTTCGCGAGGTTCAGGATCTTGACAACCGCGCCAACGCACTTGCAGAGTACTGCTTGTGGAAGGCACTGACGGGAACGCTGACCTTCGATTCGCATGAAGTTCAAGCGACTGTTGACTATGGATTTGCAAGCTCGCACAAGCCGTCAGCCGGTACTGCGTGGGCAACTGCTACTCCGTCGCAGATCGTTGATGACGTTCGTGCGTGGAAGCGCCTCATCATCCGTGATGGTCGTGTCGCTGCGAAGGACGCATACGCAACTGAGGTTGCTGTTGCTAACGTCTTCGATAGCTTCGCGTCAACGGGTGCGTCCAACGCTCCTGCCGGTGCGCTCCTGTCGGATCGTATGAAGGACGAGTACTACCAGAACGGTGTCATTCCCGGCTTCATGGGTCTGAACTGGAACCTGGCAGAGTCCGTCTACGAAGCGTCGAACGGAACCATCACTAACTTCCTAGATGATGACCACGTTGTCATTGGAAACTTTGATGAGAACCGTCCGATTGAACTGATGGAGGGTCCGACTGCTGATGACGAAGCTCCAGGCGGATTCACCGGAAAGTTCAGCAAGACGTGGAAGGAAAAAGATCCTTCGGCTCGCCAGATCCTTCTTGAGTGGCACTTCCTGCCAGTCATTACTCGGACTGAGCAGTTTGTTTACGCTGACCTCACTTAAGATGCGTTAGCCTTTTAAAGGAAGAGAGCCAGTCACCTTCGGGTACTGGCTCTCTTCTTTATTTGTGGTACACTTCCTGTGTTCACTTATTCTTTGGAAAGGTTTGCACATGCCGCTGTCTTTAAACTCTGACATTGACGATCTTTTGAATGACAGTGAGAGCGTCGCTGTTCCTGAACCTGAGACTAAGATCGTTGAGCCTTCTTCAGTCAAGGTTGAAGTTGAAGACATTGTTGTGGAAGAGGCTCCTGTAGAAGAGGTTGTTGAGCAAGATGCTGAGTCTGCGTCTCATGCTCAGGCTTTGTTGGAGGGAGCACGTCAGCTTCCAGAGGATCGCTTTGATGAGACTGAGCCTGATGAGGTAGATCAAACTATCCTTCTTCACTTTATCGAAGATGGGTTCTCTGCTTTTGCTACTGTGTGGTATCGCGGACAAGAGTTGGAAGTTGTAAAGGGTTCACGCTCATACGAGGCTACTCTTGATCGTAATGGAGAGTCGTGGCTCGATTTGGTCGATAATGATTATGAGCAAGCAAAACGGTTTGGCAAGGTAATGTTCCGTAAAGGTCCGTGGTTTGGAGAGCCTAGCTCAGATCCAGAGTACCTTGCTCGGGAGTTGAAGCGTAATCGGAAGCCTCCGATTACTTAGTAAGAGGGAGTCTTCTTGTGGCCCGAATAACGCCTCCGTCTCTTGAACAGTTGGCTGTGTTTAGTGGCAGAGAAGAAGAGTCCTACACTGACTTTGCAGACCAGGCACTAGTTCAAGCGACTGTGTTGTTTCAGATTGCTTCTTGTCTTGATGCACTTCCTACAGATACTACGTCTGTAGATTACGATGTCTGTGTCAATGCCATTCTTGATATGGCCGACAGGTTGTACTTGGGTCAACAGTATTCTACTGCTAAGGCTAGTCCGTTTTCTTCTGAGACTATTGGTAGCTACTCTTACTCGAAGATGTCGTCTCAGGTTTCTCAGGGACTTCCGACTGGGGTTGGCTGGTTTGATCTAGCCATACAGAATTACGGCTCTTGCGATTCAGGTGTCACTGTTTCACACTCTGCTACTTCAATCTTTGAAGATTACGGTATTAGTGTGATCGACGGGCGTCGCGTGTTTCTTGGACCAGAAGGCGAAAACCCGCCCGACTTGTTTCAGTTCTCGGGTGACCAAGTTTTCACTAGGAACTAGACATGAATCATTTGTTTAGTTCTACTGTGGCTGTCTATCGTCTTACTATGTCGTCAGAAGATGGCGCTGTTGAGTACGTGTGGTCAGCAGTATCTTCTTTGCAGCGCGTTCCTTGTCGTTTAGATCTAAACTTTCTTCGTCCTGGTAAGGATCAGCCTGCTCCCGTGGAAGCTGGCCGCGCTCCTGATCGCGTAGGGGTTATGTTTTGCGCGTCCTCTACTTCTCTTAAGCCAGGAGACCACATCAAAACAGTTTCAGGTCCGGTCACTGGGACTTTTGCTATCAAGGCTGTGCCGGATCAGGCGTTGGACTACGGCTCTGCTCACCACATTGAGGTTCAAGTTGTTGAGGTTGCTCAGAACGTGGCCGCTTATCTTCCTGCTACTACTTAGGAGAGTCTGGTGATTATCATTGACGTTGATCCTAGTGATGCGTTGAAGGAAGTTCGTCGCCTACTTCATCCTGGCGGGAAGCTTCGCCGTGAATTGAATGACACGCTACAAGAACTTTTCTTTATCACTCAGATGGACGTACACGTAGATACAGGCGAACTTATCTCGTCAGGACACACTGAATCTAGTAAGACAGTGATCTCGTGGGAAGGTGAGATTATGTACGACGCTTGGCAGGAAACAAGTCCTAAGTACAACTCGTACGCACGGTTTGAACAGCGTCGCCCTGGACACGATTTCATGGAAGGGATCGAGAACAAGGCAGTGGACGGTATCTGGGCTGAGGCTATCATCAGAGGACACTTTGCAAAATGAGTATTGACATTGTTTTAGCTGCGCGCCGCTACCTATCGGAGTCTTCTACTCTGACTGGGCTTCTCGGTGACGGTTCTGGATTTGACACATGGATTTTTCGTGGTCAGGATTCCAGTGCTCGTCCTATGGTTCCTATGGAAGGCACTAAGAGTGCAGCCATTGTCTTGTGGCCGGACGGTGACTGGTCTCAAAGTAATAGGCATAACACGATGGGCTTTCCTTCTTTGTCTGTTGATGTTTATGTTGATCCTGGTCGAGACACTGCTGCTAATGTCACTCAGCCTAACCTTCTTCCTAGATTTCAAGAAATATGGGAAGTTGTTGATTCTCTTTTGCACGTTCCTTCTCATGTTGAGTTACAGTGGGACACGCTTCGTGTTCTTACTAGCCATAAGATTGCCGGTCACAAGATCTATCCATTCAATGACACTGACGGAGTGCGGTTTTCAAGGTCGAAGTTCGCTATCACTCTAGGGTAGGAGACGCAGTGGTTGAGTTTTCTCTTTCTTGCGGTTGCATTGTGGTTGATAACGATGTTACTATTTACTGTAGTTCTGCACAACACTTGTTAGAACAGCGTGTGCTTGATGAAGACAAGAGAAGTCAGGCTTGTCTCTGAGGATTGCAGTGGAGGGTTTGACCCCGTTATGACAGTGAAGGTTCTTGTAAAGTCTCCTATCAGTACGTTTACTGGGTACGGTAGGGATGGCATTGGTCTTATTCAAGCTCTAGTTCGTTGTGGCGCTGACGTTTATCTTCAACCCACGCACGTTTCTCCTCCTCTTCCCGATGATGTCATCAGCCTTTTTAGTAAGAATCTTCAGAAGCCTTTTGATCTTGTTATTGATCATGAAGATCCCGGTCAGCTAGCTATTCCTCCTGCCCTTCGTAAGGAAGGCAGTGTCACTGTTGCTTGGTCTATGTGGGAGTTCACGTCTCTTTCTAACTTGATGCCTTCTCAGCGTAAGACTCTTCAGTCAAGAATGAAAGACTTTGATTTGTTTCTTGGTTACGATTCTGTCACTGTTGATGGGTTCAAGCCTTATTTGACAGACACTAACACTGCTGTTTTGCAAGGCGGGTACGACCCGTCTGAGTGGCAGCCGTTGGAGCGAGACTGGTTCGGAGATCGCTTCGGGTTCATGATGTGCGGACAACTTCATGAGCGCAAAGATCCTTTTATTTCTATTCAAGCTTTTGTTGACCTTAAGAAAAACTATCCTAAAGAGTTTGATGGTGCTGAGTTACACCTTAAGAACACTCTTCGCAATCTTCACCCTGCTATGGAGGAT